AATAATAATTAATGGCATCATGGCTACTCATAGTCTCCCACCTGTACCGCTCAACCAAAAAGAATAAGAAATACTTGGCACCAATGGTTAAATCCCTCCTCGCGCACACGCTACGATACCATTTCCACAGCACGCGCCTTAGTTTCGCAAAGTCTTGATACTCTCTCACCTCGCGCAAGCGCACGAGCGCACTCGTACTCGGATCATCAATCTCCGTTGCTACAATCCACCATAACTTATCATGTTCTGCTCTCAATGTTTCTCCCCCTCGCTCTCGCTTGCGCTCTCGCGCCCAGGCGCAAAGATCGTTTCTTCTTCACTTGCAACTAACCCAAAGGTTAACTCCCCTATCACGCTTAGTCCAAATCTGCGCGCGCACGCGAGCGCATCAGCATAGCTCTCGGCTCTAATTTGTAGACCGTCCCACTCTTTGCCGTGCAATCGAATCTTAGTTAAAAATATCTTCATCTCTCCTTACTGATTTCTCTCTTTGTCTTAGAGAGAAAATGCTTTTCAAAGCATTTTTCTCTATACGTATACGATACGTATACGGATATTATAGTAAGTCTTACTATAGTTGTGTGTAAGTTCTACCATAGTTGTGGGTAGATCTTACCATAGTTATGGGTAAGACTTACCATAGTTAGTACTCTCTCCCAAAGGCGATTTGATGGATGATTTTCTCAATAGAGTTCATCTCTTTTTGTTCGTCTCGGGTGAGTTTAGAGGTCTTTTCTTTATCGACTAACACCTTACCTTTATCGGCAAGGGCATCAATGAGTAGTTGTTTTTCTACGCTGGTTAGTAGCAGTTTGATTGCCATTTTTTTTCTCTCCTTTTCGTTTATTAAAGATACGATCAAAGTTTTGATCGAATTTAGATTTGTTGTGCGGTCTAACTTTATCTCCCTTGCCTGTCATTCCTTCTCCTTTTTTTCTTTGGGTAAGTAAACCATGACAAAGCTACCACAGTTTGGACAACTAAGATTCGTTTCCATCATGTAGTCTGAATCTTCATGCTCGATATCGTGATCGCCACCCCATATTAATTTAGTATTGCAATGCCAACAGTTCATTCGTCTTGCTCCTTTTTCGGTGGGTTTATCAGTTCAAAGTAAAATCTTTTATTGTTAATCGCATCTGCGACTATCTCCATCATTTCCTCTATGGTTTGTTTATCTCCAAAAACATCTTCTTCGGTCATCACACAGAGTTTCATTACTTGTTGGTGTTTGTATTTAGTCTTAGCCATTATCTGAATTCTGCCTCTCCTGTAATATATTCTTCTATCTCGTGCAAAGTGTTATATAAAACATCATACTTTTTTTGTAGCCATTGTTTGTGAGGTATTTCTTTTTTACGCTTAGATAGATATTGTTTTATTTTTCTTATTTGTATAACCATTTCAAGTTCATCTTCGTTCCAATTCATATTCTATCAAAATCCCTTGATATTAAACTTACTCTCAACATACGGCTCAAGCACCGCATCTCTTCTAAACATAGTCTTCACGCTTGTATCAATCTCGCTTGAGTTAGACTTCACCACCCCACCCCGAACCACGCGCAAAGGATCATGTTCCACCCCATTATCCATACAGATTTGCTCGGACTCCTCTTCATTGCCTAACCATAAGCCGATTGCAAGCCTATGACCATCAACTAAGGAGCTTGCGCCTCTGATAGATGCACGCGCGGACATAGGATCATCAGCATGAGATAAGGCAGTCTTACTCATATGATGGATCGACAGTACGCTACATTGCATCTGCGAGGAGATAGAGGCGCAAAGCTGACAATAAAGTTGCGCGGCCTCGTTGCTTGAGGACAAGGGCGCACTACTCATAGCCTGGATTGGATCAATAACGACCAACTCTAAATCTGGGATTTGTTCTAATTCTGCAATCAGTTCGTTGGCTTGCTCGGTAATGTTCAAGCCTGTTGCATCATCTCTTAAAAGGATTAAAGGTTTAGTGGTATCAGGGACAGTAAAAGCAAAAACGTCATACTTTGTGTCATACCTTTCATCATTTGGATCAAGAGCCTTAACTCTGCGGTGGATCTCGGCTTGGTCATCTTCCGCAGACAGTACCACAACATTACCTTGACGTGATACAGGATGACCAAACCAATCACCTTGTCCCTTTGCAATCTTCAAAGATAAATCTAAAGCTAACATGGATTTACCTACACCACCAATGGATGCGAGGATGCTTGGCTTACTTTGTTCTAAAAAAGAATCAACCAACCAAACTCTAGGCGGTGGATCATTGACTAGGTTTCTAATAGCGTAGCGTGTGATACCAAGACCTTGATCGGATATTTCCTTCTCCACACGCGCTAACCCATGTTCTAAGTACATATCGTTGTAATCGCCTGTAACACTCGGTATACGCATGAAACAATTATCCGTACCCTGACACACCTCCTCTGCTTTCCGTTGTCCTACGCCATTCTCATCACGATCTAGGGCTATTAAAATCTTAGACCTAGTGATCTTCCTTAAATTAGTAACTGCATCCATGCAAAAATTAGCACTAAACACACACGCAACAGGTAAGTTTGTTGCCTCATAAATTGTGGCAGAGGTTGAATAACCTTCCGCAATAACCAAAGTTTGTAAGTTGGGTAAGTCTTTATAATCTGCACCCACTAAAAATATATTCCCCTTGATCTCACCGCCTCCAGCGAATCTTTTACCGCCCTTTTTGTCGATATACTGTAGAGAACGAATGTTGCCTGTAGTATCATATACACCGACTACAAGATTTCCCTTCTGGTCAACTTTTAAACCATAATTTTTAACTTTTTTACTTGTAAGGTACTCATGCTCCGTAATATTTTCAAAAGAACCGAAGAGAAGTTTTATCTCTTTTGCCACTTCTTCATGCCGATCTTTTTCAGCTTTATTACGCCTTTCATGAGCCTCAAGCATCTGTTTCTTTAACTCAAGATTCTCTTGTGGTGTTAGTGTATTGGCATTAACAGACGACCATTTGTTTTCAAACCCTGTTTTCCAATTACCATAAACAGCAAAGTAATTATTGCCTAATTGATTGATCGTGTACCAACCAGATCGTTGGCCATGTTTGTCTGCCTTACACCCCGCACCCTCGCTCACTTGCACTCTTACAAGTTTGCCCGATAAATCTAAATGCTCAACCAACAAGCCATGACTACGCATCTCGGCTTGTAGCTCGTAAACGTCTTTACCTTCTTTGAATACATAGTTGCGATCTACAACTATGCCTTCCTCTCCGAAATATTTAGTTAGATCCATCGCGTATGACCTTATCTATACGACCTGTTCGGGCTTGTTCATTCGCCCAAGTCATATATTCGTTCACTACGCGACCTAAAAATAATTCTCTGTCTTTTCTGTCCCACTCGTGCATAACATAAGTGCCTTTCTCTTTTGCTATATCCAAGTAGGTTTGCTTTGATTGTGTGATGGCGTAATCAATACCATCTTCACAAACGACTGCTACTCTCTTCAACTTATTATCCTCGCGTAATAGTTCTAAATGTTCTTTGGAGCAAGCTCCATATATTGTGTTCTCCCTAATGCTCAAGTATGGCCCAGCAGGTATGCGACAATAAGCGCATAAAGCTGGGCGCATTTTTAAAGGATTAAAATGGTATTTCGTCTGTTTCATTGGACTCCTCTTTTGGTGCTTCTTCTTTAACAACCTTTGGAGTTTCTGTTATTTGCTCCGCAGGTTTCCAAGAATTACCAAATTTGGAATCTATCTCAGGATAACCATTCTCATTTAATTTAAGGGAAACACTTACAACTGTACCTTTGAGATCATCGGTATCTTTAATACCTCCTTCAATACCAGCAGCTTTAGCTAGTTTGGCAAGTTCTTCTCTTCCCCAATTAACATTCTTTGGATTGTCATGTGCAACTGTCACAGTCAAAGGTGCAAAGACACCTGTTCCTTGTACCTTGAAGTTAAGTTGCATACCCATCCAACCATTCTTACCACTCTTAAGTTCTTCATTTGTGTTGACGTACTCAAGATTGTATCGACCAGGCTTTATCTCAGTTTGTTGTTCAACAACCTCAACATCGCCAAAAAAGTTTGTAATATCCATAATTTACCCTTACTTTAAAATTAACCTGGATCGTAAGAATCGTAGTCAGATAAATATTTGACTAAATCCTTACAATCCGCCTCAAGAGAAATAAGCCAATGCAGTCCGTCAACAGGTAAAGAATTGTCCTCTGGGTTGATTGCATCAATCTCATTGTTCAAAGCATCTCTGCACAACTCTAAGGTTTTCTTTACTCTATCGACTTCCCTTAATTCGCTCACTTCAACATTTCCTCACGGATTGCTTTCCAATCCATAGGCATTTCACTTGGTAAACCATAACGATTCTTCGCTAGATAACCAGGTGCTTGCGCGGTGAAGATAGTTCTATCTCCAGCAACAGTTTTGGTAGTCATACCGCCACCCTTGCCTTTGACTTGCACAGTTCCAATTTTGTAGTTGGAAAAGAATACTGCATCTGAATGTTCAACAATCAAGTCAGCAGCTTTCCTATGCAATTTAATTTCATGTCTGTCATGTGGCTCTTGTGATGGATCTTCATACCTTTTGATTTGGTTATGAGCAATTTGTAAAACTGTCATACCTTTATCTCTAAGCTGATTGAGTATTGATACATACTCTTTCCACCCATTGAGAGCAGCAACGTATCCCTTACCATAAGCAGGGGTGTCAATCTGCGCCCAACCATTTTCTTGACATACATGATCCCAAAGTAAAGTTTCGCACCAATCTAGTGAATCGACACAAACAACTTTATACTCGTGATCTTCTGTTAGAAGTCCTTTTAAATTATCAATAAAATCAGTCCAAGACTTTGCTACAGGAAAGTGATCACACTCAATCTTTCCTATGCCATCTTCTGATTGCACGATAATTACTTTACCCATGCTTGCAGCAAAGGTTGTTTTACCTATCCCTCCAGGCCCATATAAAACAATAATAGGTGGTTTTAATTTAGCCTTTTTTCTAATTGCAGCTAGACTCATTTAACTACCTCTACTTTTTTATCATCACCTTTTAATGCAGCATCTAATTGAGCAGCAAGATTATTAGAATCTCTCTCAAGACTTCTTAAATCTTGTGTCAAGTGTATTGCTTGTTGATACAATTCAGAATTTCTTTTGTATTGTATCGAACGATTTACACTAGATAATTCATTTGCCAAGGGCATAGTTTTTTCATCTAAGTCAGTTTCAAAAACTTCTCTTGTTGAGCCATCCTCTCTATTAATAGTAAAGATAGGCTCTGCTTTTTTATCAGTCATAATTACTCTCCTGATTTTTGTTTATATTCATCACAATCAGCTTTGGCATTACAAAATCTGCAATGATCTCCAAAGTTATATTGTGGGCTTTCCTCATCGCAAGCATCTGTAGCTTGCTTTAAGTCTGTAAAACCCCATTCCACCAAGTTAGGTGCTGAGATTTCAAATGTCTTGATTTGGTTTTTGACTCTTGGTTGTACGATGGTGAGTTCCATAGTGATATCAGGATTGCCACCTCCATATCTAGTTAGCGCACCCAAGCCATAGATCATAAGCTGTTTATTCTTCATGGCTTCTACATTCCACTTACCAGACTTTAAATCTATAACACAGATTCTATCTTCTGCTAATAAAATACAGTCAGCAGTACCATGACACTTATCTGATATTTCATCTAAATAAACTTTCTCTTCTATCACGCTCCGCGCACCCAACTCTTTTTGTCTTTTTTGAATGTAATCTACATATACTTCAGCACAAGCAACCATGTCCTCATCTACTTCAATCTCAAAATCTTCTACTACTTCTTTACGACCAAGCCAATAATCACGCAAGGTCATATCGCGCAAACGATCCTTGAGTAGCATTTCTGTCATAGAGTGAATGAGTGTTCCCGTAGCTGCTGGCAAACCAACAGTATATTCTGCTTGATAGTTTAGGTATGCCGAAGCAGGGCATTTAAACCATCGGTCAGCAGAGGAAGGGCTAAATATTGCGTGAGCCATTAGATACTATTTTACCTTTTTCGTATTGTTCTATATATTCTCTATCGTATAAAACCTTGCCACCTATCTTGAAGAACTCAGGCCCTTGACCTTTACCTCTTTGATTTTCTAAGGTGCGTGGACTGATCTTCCACCTTTGTGCAAGCTCTTTCGTGTCGAAAAATTTGCTAGTATCGGTATTTTCAAATTCCATAATACTCCCTTTTTGTACTTTATAGTTGTTAAATTTACACGATAGCATTAGAATATGCAATATAGTAAGTTAAATAAATAGGAGAAATAATGAGTATAGATGATGTAACACCCGAGCAATGGGATAGAGCGATTGATAATAAAGCTACCAACAGACAAGTCGGTGGCGATCATTATAAAAAGCTCAAAGTATCACCAACGGACTACATTTACGCTAACAACTTGTCTTGGAATCTGGGTAATGTTGTTAAATATGTAACCAGAAATAAGGACAATGTTGTGAATGACTTGTTAAAAGCCAAGCACTACATCGACTTAGAACTTGAGATGGTGCATGGTGTAGATGGTGAGGGTAACAACATTGGGCCTTATAGAATAGAAACTAAGGTCTAGGAGTTATGAATATGAACTTTGCAGACTTTGATGATCCTGTAAAAAACGAATGTGAAGGTAAAAAACCTATTCATTTGGACAGAGATTTAATGAGAGATTTTGTAATGTTTTGTCGTGCAAACGAAAAAGATCCTCAATGTGTAGCTGAATACCTAATTAAGTTAGGTATTCATACACCTAATGAGAATCGCGTTTGCATTGACATAAATAATTTATAGATTACTTTCTATAATACTTTCTATGTGCTGACCGACTTTCTGCGCGTTGGCTATCGCTTGGTCTTGGTGAATGTGAGCATACCTCTGGGTGGTTGCAATATCTTTATGACCAAGAAGCTGACCAACCTCTGATAGATTCATCTTTTGTAATGACCAGGAGGCAAAGCTATGTCTAATATCATGGAGTCTTACATCCGCGCACCCCGCCTCGCGCTTGAATGTTTCCCATGCCCTTCTCGGTGTCTTGATACCAACGATATATTCACCGCTTTTATCTAGCTTATTCACCACATCTATAGCCAAAGGCGGCAGATGAATGATCCTATCATCACCTAGCTTATCGGCT